TTATCCGGCGTTCGCCACAGGTACGGAGCAGGCAACCGGCAACGCGTTCAACCGTTGACGAATGACCTCAAGCTGCGGGCCTTCCTCCACACGCGGCGCACAATACTGTACAGCGGGTTTACGCTCATTGGGGTAGCGTTCCGCATATTCATGCGCGTTGTGGAACATGCCGCGGCTGTCATCATCCACAAAACTTTCCGCCGGAGCACCTTCCGCCAGCAGAATGTCATGCGTCTTCAGTTCAATGTGGAAATAGTCCACACGGTCAACCTGCTGAAGCCGCACAATAGAGACGCCATTAACGAGCGCCTGCGCAGGCACCAGCACACCATCCAGATACATGGCATGCAGCGGGGAGACCATCAGATCCCGCCGGGGCAATCCCTGCCCGAGAGAGCCAGCCCGGAACAGAACCGGCAGGACATCGGGATTAGTGGCAGCAAAACGGCCTGAATAGGCGCGATTACCAATCCAGCGGATCGGCCGGCGCTTGCCGGAGGCCGTCACCACCCGATCCCCGATTTTCAGGTCCTCCACCGCAACCTCACCCCGCGTCGTGGCAATCAGCGTGCCGGGGCAGTAACAGGGCGTGCCGTCATCCAGTTCGTAATAAGTCTGAGATCCAGAAGTCACTTCTTTCAGAAGAGGCGTTGCACCGTTGGCATTCGCTGGCAGATTACCGATGGTGAAACTTTCCATCTCCACACCACCACTGGTGACCATCAACGTGTTGTTTTCAATCTGACCGGAAAAACCATCATCAAACAGTAGATGCGCGCCCAAGTTTACCGTTCCGGCACTCACTGCACCAGACGTGTCAATGTAAAGAGTAGCTCCACTTTGTACCACAACATTGTCCATGGTGCCGCCATACATATCAAGCTGAGCACCACTCTCAACCGTCAGGCCGTTGATTGCTCCAGACGTGTTGGCCAACGCCGCACCGCTCACCAAGGTGACACCCGACACTTCACCACCGCTGTTATAGACCGTTGTGCCAGACACGACACCTTCAAGCACACCGCCCTGATAGATGTCGACGTTCTCGGCCCCCCCTCCGCCATTGATCACTGTCAGGCCGTTAACGGTGCCATCGATTTCCATCTCCATGCTGGCATTCATGGTCAAACCATTCACCGTCTGACCTGCAACAACAACAGCATCGAGCCCTCTATAATCAGTGTCCGCTTCGGTGATAGAAGAGAGATCAAGCTTATTCAGTGCTGCGCCAGACTGGATCCAGGCTGATACGATGTGATTATTATCATCTGCTACCACAACACCTGCCAGAACACCGGTGGTGTCGGTATTGGTCACAACAGCACCGGCATGTTCGACAATCAGACCGCCGGCCTGAATGGTTTCATGCGACGCAGACCCGCCACTTTCTACAAATAGAACACCGCCAGAAGAAATGGTGTCCCCGGAAGCCTGCCCTCCGGACTGTACATCAACGATACCGCCGGAAGAAACCGTCGTGCCGGAAAGAACACCCCGGCCAAAGACGGTCGCTTCACCACCTGACAGCACGGTATCAGACGTGGCGACAGCCAGAGCCGCCGTCGGCATCGCCTCGTCACCCCCCACATCAATCTCTCCACCACTCTGAATGGTCGTAAAGCTGGCTGAACCACCGTTCTCGACAGATTGATACCCCTCTGCACCAACAATGGCGCTCAGGCTGGCCCCACCGGCTTCGACGGTCTGTGAACCATAGTCAATCTGAGTGTTAACGCTGCTGCCCTGCACCGTCTCGATTGGGTCATCATAGCTTGATCCCTCCGCGAGATGCGTATTGTAAACAACGCCCCCTGCATTGACCTGCAGAGTATCCCCACTACTGATGGTAAAACCAGCAGAAGACTGACCAGAGGAAACGGTAATTTGAGTCATCGCGTTTTAAATCCACAAAGATGAGCAGAGCGGTGAATTACTTTTGGCAAGCCTGCATGAAATATGTTTGAATAATGTCACCTAACACCAGACATACAGGAAAAAACCCTCCGCGATAAGACACTTAGAAGAGTCTGTTTCCACCAGAAGGGACGAAAAAAAACGCTTTATTAAGGCAATACTTTTCTCAAAAATATATCTATTATTTTTATTTTTATATGAATCTTATAAAGAAGGCGAGTAAATCAAGGTATTGCATTCAGCGCCGCCAGTTTCCAGCCTGCGGAGGTGTAAATGGCCGGAGCATCATCATCCGCATCATAGAGCGTGGTGCCAATGGGCAGGTTGCTCATGCCTTTGATGGCCACGCGGGAGAATGTGGGCAGGCGGATGCCACCAGCGGGGGTCAGCGCACCGCTCAGAGTTTCATTCCCTGCCGTATCAAGCTGGCGCAGAGTGGTGTTGCCGTTGGCGTCTCGCAGGCCAGTGCTGGTGTAGCCGGTGGTGATGACGCCGGTTGGCTCCCACGCCACAGTCTGCCCGCTGCCCAACCGGACCGCCTGCGGCGTTGTCAGGCCGGACAGATTGACGCCGATGCCTGCTTTGCCGTTCAGCGTAATGGCGCTGGCTGAGCCGTTGTTCATGGTAGTAGTCATGCCGCTGTTCAGGCTGCTGCCGGTGAGCGTTTCATTCCCGCTCTGGTCCAGTGAGCGCAGGGCCGTGCCACCCCATGTGTCCTGCAACTGCCCGCTGGCAAAACGGGTTTGCACAGTGGCCGTCTGTTCCCATGAGACATGTTGCCCCTCCGTCATGCGCAGCGCATCAGGCGCAGTCAGGCCGGTCGTGTCCAGCCCGATTGCGGCGGTGCCCTGCGCGACAAACGCGGAGGCGGTGGGCTGGGTGAGGCTGACCACGGTCTGGCTGTTATGGGCAGCGCCGGGAATGCTTTCATTCCCCTGTGTATCCAGCGTGCGGGCTACGCCTGCGGCGACCTGATCGGTCAGTTTGCCGTCCGCAAAACGCGTTTGCACAACTGCCGTTGGTTCCCAGGAGAGCGCCTGCCCTGTACCAAACCGCATGGCCTCCGGCGTGCTCAGGCCCGTGAGATTCACGCCAACCAGTGCCTGCCCGCCCAGTGTCCACGCCATGCCGCTTGCAGGATTAGCGATGGCGGTGGTGACATCCCCATTCATCCCGACGGAGAAAAGTGGCATTGTGTCATACCAGTAGCGCAGGGTATAGGCGGCGGAATCAAACTGAAAATGCGGCTTGTGGTCATCACTAAACGCAAGATTGCGGTTTGCGCCGATATTCAGAACCGGGGCATTATTGACCGGCGTGCTGCGGGAGAGGTCAATGCCCGCCGTGTCAAACCGGCCCGCGGCGTCAATCATGATGCCATAGGCGCTGGTGCTGTCATTATTCCCCAGCGCAATCCCCTTGCCCACCCGGCCCGGTGTGCCGGTGCTATCCGCCCCGGCAATCTGGAGCTGGAGGCCTATGCGCCAGTTATTAGGGTCATCCGCATTGGCGTAAACGTCAATTTCCCGCCCCACCAGACTGCCGGCAATATTGGAAGGCTGGCCGGTGTCATCACGGGTTTCATCATATCCGGCCCAGATCTGGGAGCGCGAGCCTTTGCCATCGGCCAGCGCATTAGCGGGCCGCTGTGCCAGACTGGCTTGTGCTACGTGCTGGCCACCGCCAAAAGCCGCGCTGTTCAGCACCGTGGAATGGCACCAGACGTAATCATTCAACGCCGCGCCCACGGAGGGGATGGTGCAGTTGCCTTTTTCCAGATTCATCACAAATCCGGCTTTCCCGCCGGAATGGGTGACGTCCAGATCCTTGCGCAGCACGGGGGCCATGTCCGCTGCGGTCTGGCCACGGGCAAAATATTTGCCACCTTCCAGCGTGCTTTCCAGCACATCGGTCCCCAGAGTGGTCAGCGGCCCGCCATCCGCCTGCAACGTGCCGTTGGCCTGCCACAGATTAGGCGTGCTGCCGGTGGGCAAGGCCTTCAATGCCAGTTTACCTGCCGGAAGCTGAATGACAGCCCCGGAGGCTGCGGCATTTTTGGCGGCCTGCAGGGCGGCGGTATCATCCGTTTTGCCGTCCAGCGCCAGACCGAAATCCTTTGCATTCAGCTGGTCCGCAAACCGTTCAGCCAGCGGCCGACCGACAGCGCCGTTTGCGCCAATTTTTGCCGTAGCAGTCGACAAATCTCCCGAGACGGGGGCTGTCATTGCGCCATTGGCATCCAGCCCTGCCACACCGTTTGGCGCGCCTTTGTCGGACTGCTGCACACTGCCATCCGCCATGGCCCCAATCTGCCCGATGGTGGCGTTCTGCCACAAGGCAGGCACACCCGTTGCGGCATCCAGCCCGCCCGGGGGCCGCGTGGGCACGTAAGGAGCCGCGCTGCTTGCCAGAGATTTGGCCATAAGCGCGCTGCGCAGAAGTGTGGGTGTTTGGGCAGATGCTTCCGTGCCGGAACCGGACGGTGTGGACGCGGTAGCGGTCTCCGCAGCAGTTACAGACAGTGCGGAAAGCTGACTGGCGGACGCAGACGCCGTGGCCTGCCCAAGTGCCTGGTATTGCGGCAGCAGGTGATTGGGCCGGGCAGACGCTACACCCTCTGCTCCCGCCAACAGTGCTGCGCCGGAACACAGCCTGAGAAGAAAACGAGTTTTGAAAAAAGGGCTCATGAAGACGTGCCTTGAGAGATACAGAGATAACCGCCGTTGTTCCACCAGACACCGCGCAGGCCGGGGTCTGTGGTGGGGAGGTCCATGGCCATCAGAACATGCCCGTCCTGCACGCCCAGACAGTCCAGCCCGCCAAGCACCAGATTGCCATTGGGGGAGAGAGTGGCGAGACCGTTGGGAATACCCTTCTGCTCCGCCAGGACGGTTACCGCCGCATCTGATGCATGGGCGACCGCTGTTTGCGCCTGTGTTGCGGCATCCTGCGCCTGTGTGACGAGGGTGGCGACTGTGCCGCTCACCTGCCCGCTCTGGGCATCGACATAGGCCTTGTTGACCAGATGCGCGGCATCCGTGGGCGGAAGGCCACAGCTCAGCAAACCCGTGATCGTATCGCCTGTTTTAGAGACGGCACCGGTCCAGATGGCGGACTGAGGCACAAACTGGCCCTGCCCGTTGAAAATACCAAAAACAAGATCGGCCGGTGCGGGCTGAGGCTGCACCGGCAACGCCGAAAGCGGCATGCCACTGGGTGTGGATGCCGTGAAACTGCTTGACCCGGACATGGGCTCTCCCGTTACGCGATAAGATAAGGGGTTCCGGACGGGCCGGTGAGGATTGCGCCCCCCGGCAACGCCATGGCGTTAGGCGGAACCGGGGTGCCATCTGCCAGACACGGAGCCGGCTGAGGCGGGGCAGCCGGTGTATCTGCCAGAATGGCGACGGCCACCGGCTGCACAAGGCTGCGCCCCTGCTGCGTGGTGACGCACACCTGAACCTGCTGCACCGTGCCCGGCGGGCCGCCCCCCAGAAAAATACAGGCCATGCCGTGCAGCACGGTGGCCCACAGAACGGTGAGGTCCGTTGCCGCACCCGTGGCAGTCAGCACATTGGCGGTCACGGAAGACAGATAATCTCCTGTTTCGTGCAGCCAGTTTTTAGGATTAAGCGTGAAATCAAGATTATCGCCGCTGGCTTTGGGTGCCCATGCCAGACAGACTTCCTCCGCCACCAGCCCGCGCAGGCGCAAACCCGGCGGGATGGTGAGCGGAAGCGTGCGCGCCGGGGCTGTCCGCCAGTTGGGGGATGGCAGAGGGGCCGTCATGCCGGGACCTCCGGCAGAGTTGTGCTGGTGATGTCCTCTCCCTCTGCAATGGCGCGCAGGGCTTTGAGGTAGGCAACCCATGCCTCCGGGGTTGGCTCATTCAGTGCGCCATAATTCCCCCACACGGTCTGGCGGGCAGCCGCAAGCGCGGTTTGTGCCTGTGTGGCCAGCGGTTCGGGCTGGACGGGGGCTGTATACTCAATGATTTTCCCATTCAGCACCCCGCGCCCGCCGGGCAGGCGGAAGCTGATGGTGTTGGCCCAGTCCTCCGGGTTTACGGGGATCAGGCTGGCAGCAGGCGGCACAGCGGCAAGGCTGCTCATTGTCCCGGTGTCATACCAGCCCGTGACCGGGGTGGGCTGTGGGGCTGTTGTGTCATAGGCTGCATAATAACGGTCTGGATAAGCTGTTTTGATATCTGTCATTATTTTGGCCCTATCACGATGATATTGGCAGCCCCCTGATGGTTGCGGGGCCGGACAAACAGGCCGGTCGCAGTTGCGCCGTAACACCAGTAATCTGTGTCCGTCACATCATCCCCATTGCCGCAGGAATTGGCCTGATAGAAGACAGGCGTTCCTGAAAAGGCGACCGGGAATGTGATCCACGTTCCTGCCGTGGTACCGTTCCCGACAGTTGCCTGAAACGCCTGTATGCGGTGGCCATAGGCCAGATTGATCACCCGGCCGTCTGCTGTGCCGAAATCACTGTTATACAGACCGGCGGAAACGTATGAACTCAGGTCAGACGTGTAGGCGATGTCTCCGTACTGGCTGTCATTTATCCGCCGGTTCTGGCCCCACTGGACATAACGCCAGGAGCCATCTGGAAATTGCAGAGACAGAAGAGCGCGGAAGGTTGTGCCGACCTCTTCCTGCAAACCGACAAAAAACTGGCTGCCTCGCCCGTCCGCTTTGGAACTAAAGCAGGGGTAGTTGATATACTGGCCATTCTGCGGGTTGTAGGGCGCCGCCTGCGCGGTAATGCCGTCAAACCCCTCCTGCACCAGCGGGCCATTAACATTCAGCCAGGAGACCGTGCCGCCGGATAACGGCAAATAGCCCGTAAACAGGTTTTGCCATGCGGCACCCTCTGCGCCGGGCGTGCTGACATTATCATCTGCTGTGGAAACCCAGAACGTGCCGGGTGTTGTGCCGGACACAACCGCACCTGCCGGATAGCCACCAATGGCCTGCGCAAAGCCCGCGTCAAACATACCCCAGCATCCGGCCTGATACGCGCGCAGGATTTTGGAAATCAGGTTGAACAGGCCATTCATGTCCTGCCCGCGCGGGGGCACGCCGCCAGCGGAGCGGGCAATGAAGGTTTCCGGCGGAAAACCCAGCGCGAGCGAGGCTGTGCCATCCCCCGAGCGGGCCTGTGTTGTGGGAATGGTTGCCACATCACTGGCCGCAGCGTTGTCTGCAATAGGTGTTGCAAGGCGTGTGGGGAAATCAGACTGCTTCATGCATGCCCCCTGATAGCGTAAGAGACGGCCACTCCGGCCGGGCGCGGCAGGACGCCGCTGCTTTGAATGATGGAAACCTGCACATCTGTCGGGATGAAATTGAAAACGTAGGTCATGCTCATATCACCATGGTCTTCCACCCAGGCATCGCCCTGCCCGGCAAACAGCGCCATGAGAAGGACATTCAGGCTCAGGACGGACCCGTCCGTGATGTTGGCCATAGCCTTGGCGTAAATGAGCTGACGAAAGCCTTCATCCGAGAGGCTGACATTGCTGCTGGTAGCCGTGCCTTTATACCAGGGGGCCGCGTTGAAGCCCTGCTCGGTGAGGTCCGTTGCCTCTGCAAAGCCAAGGAAATTTTCAGCGGAAATTGTGAGGACGCGCTGCACGCCCACAATCCGCCCCCACACATCCAGCCCATAGCCCTGTGCGGTGGCAATGTTCCAGATCTGGTCATACCACTGGTCAATGAGCGTTGCCGGGTCAAACGCCTGATTCCAGCCATTGATGAGGGCGTTCAGGCTGGGAGCGCAGGCATATTGTGAGAGGACGGTTTTCTGCACATCCTGCATTACACCAGCTCCACGCTGATGGTGGAGGCATCCAGTGTCGGGATCTGGTCTGCCTGCATCTGCACGGTAAATCCGGTAGGATTTGGGCTTGTGCCAACAGTGATTTCCGTAATCTGCGCCCATGAGCCGAGGCTCGCCACTGCGGCATAAAACCGGCTGGCATACAGAGTGCTGCCAATGCGGGCGCGGGTACCACCATCATCCCCCAGAAAAGCGGATTGCACGGCGGCCTGAATATCCGTGGTGACCGTGGACGGCACGGCGGCAGACGACGCCAGACGCACCATGACATAAACCGACGTGGGCGTCGGTCTTTGAAAACTGACTGTATAGCTCGGCGGGGTTGCATAGGAACTGGATGGGTCCGCTACTGTGACGGTGGTGTTACCGTTATAGGCGCAACCCGGTGGCTTCTTGCGCAGAATGGCCAGAGCAATCTCCACATCCGCGCCGCCATTGACGCAAACGTACAGGCTGTGCGGCGCAAGCGTCACGCCGTTGACGGTCACATTCTGGGCCGTGCTGTTGTCCGTAACATACGCATCCGTCACACCGGAGACGGCCTGCACGGCGGCAGAAATGGCGTCCAGCGGGCCGATGGCATTGACCGCAACTGAGGTTTTACGACGTGCCTCAAACGCAGTGCGACTTTCCACCGCGCGACCTGTCACCCCGGCTGTGGGATTGCTAACCGCGCTCCATCCCGCCACGGACTGGCTGATTGTAACACTGCCTGCCGGACAGACCACTTCCCCCGCGCTGGTGCAGGTAAAGGTGCCCTGTGCGGTGCCGGTGGCGTCCAGCGTAAGGGTGTTATCTGCCGTGTAGCTATTGCCGGACTGATCCTTAATGAGCGCGCCTTGCGGAATGACAGTGCCCGCCGCCCCGGTGCAGATACAGGTGACGGTTGTGGGCGTGGCAGGCAGGCGGGACATGAAATAGATGCGCCCGATCGCGTCCTGCATGCGGCCTTCGGCCCGGGCGGGGTCTACGCCGTTGGCGAGGGCGAGAAACTGGTCATACGCATCCCCCAGAATGGCGGTGAGGGACATCGCCAGTTGCCCTTGCGGGGTGGAGAGGTCCGTATTGAGCGTATTGCCAAAAGCCGCGTTGATATCGGCAAGAACGCCGGTGAGCATGTCGGCTTCTTCCGGCATGATGAAGCCCGTGGCGTCCAGCACCGGAGACGGGACGGATGTGGTGCCTGTGGTGGAATTAGAGGCTGACAACAGTCTGGCTCCCATCAGTAAGTGTTAACTGGATGATGCCGGACAGGCGGCGGGCCGGGCTGAGGCCAGTGAGCACGCACACGGCCTGTGCGACGCCCTCCACACTCAGGGCGGTTTGCTCCACATCGGCACGAAACAGGGCGGCGGACTGGGTGCGGCCCAGAATGTTGGTGAGATATGGCAGGCCGAGGGCTGTGTTGTACCAGCATTCCCCCAGAAACACGCGCACTGCACAGGCGACGTTCTGGGCCACGGCATAGGGCGCGGAGGCCAGGGCAATGCTGCCGCTGGCATCGACCACCAGATCCCAGGTTGATCGGTCGAGAAGCAGGGTTTGCATCTGGCGTATTCTCTGCATGTTTGGATGTGTGAGGCTAGCTCAGTGTGCGCGGACGCTAGGAGTGACCACGCGGGGGCGCAATCGGCTCTGTTTCCCACAAAAGTGAATAGGTTTTATCCGCCGGAAGGGCGGAGCGCTGAGGCAACTTTGCCGCTTATGCTGCGTTGTTGTGACAGATACGCGATGGATCGGTTTTGGTGAGGGTCTGAACGGGCCTGAATCGTGCATGTCTGAAAGGATGTGCTGGCAGGATCAGACTGAATATTTTCTCTTAAGACTTTCTTAATCGCGCCATCGTTTTTTATTTCAGCAGACAAAGGCACATCATCATGAGCGCCAAATCAACCCATACAGACCACACCACAGTAAAACTGGGAGAAGAGACCGTGCAGCGCGGGGCCGGCGGGGAAACCCACCAGACCGCAGGCGGCGATGTTCCCACGCTGACAACGCAACAGGGCGTTCCGGTTTCTGATGACCAGAACACATTAAAAGCAGGCGCGCGCGGCCCGAGCCTGATGGAAGATTTTCATTTCCGCGAAAAGATTTTCCATTTTGACCATGAACGCATCCCCGAGCGCGTGGTGCATGCCCGTGGCTATGGGGCACATGGTTTTTTTGAACTGACGCATTCCCTCTCCAACATCACCAGCGCGGACGTGTTGCAGCGCGAGGGGGAGCGGGTTCCGGCGTTTGTGCGGTTCTCTACCGTGGCGGGCAGCAAGGGCTCGACCGACCTTGCGCGTGATGCGCGTGGCTTTGCCGTCAAGCTTTACACCAAGGAAGGCAACTGGGACATTGTGGGCAACAATATCCCCGTGTTCTTCATTCAGGATGCCATCAAGTTTCCGGACATGGTGCATGCGGTGAAGGAAGAGCCGGACCGGGCTTTTCCGCAGGCTCAGTCCGCGCATGACAACTTCTGGGATTTTATCTCCCTCACCCCGGAAAGCATGAACATGATCATGTGGGTGATGTCCGACCGTGGCATCCCCCGCTCCTTCCGCTTTATGGAAGGGTTTGGTGTACATACCTTCCGCTTTGTAAATAAAGCGGGCCAGTCCACCTACGCCAAATTCCACTGGAAGCCGAAAATGGGTCTGCAGTCCGTGGTGTGGAACGAGGCGCTGAAAATCAGCGGGGCAGACCCGGATTTTCATCGTCGGGATTTGTGGAACGCCATTCAGGCCGGGGATTTCCCGGAATGGGAACTGGGTGTTCAGCTGTTTGACGATGAATTTGCCGACAAGTTCGACTTTGACATTCTGGACGCAACCAAGCTGATCCCCGAAGAACTGCTGCCGGTGCAGCCGGTGGGCCGTCTGGTGCTGGACCGCATGGTGGACAACTTCTTTGCGGAAACAGAGCAGGTCGCCTTCTGCACCCAGAACATTGTGCCGGGCATTGATTTTACCACTGACCCGCTGCTGCAGGGCCGTAACTTCTCCTATCTGGACACGCAGCTTAAACGTCTGGGTGGGCCGAACTTTACGCATATCCCCATTAATGCACCCAAATGCCCCTTCCATACCCTGCAGCAGGACGGGCACATGGCCATGCACAACCCGAAAGGGCGTGCCAATTACGAGCCGAATTCCTGGGGTGGTGAAGCGGGTGGCCCGCGTGAAAACCCGGAGACGGGGTATAAAACATTCCCCTCTGAGGTCAGCGGCCTGAAGGAACGGGTGCGTTCCGAGAAGTTTGCAGACCATTACAGTCAGGCACGTCAGTTTTACAAAAGCCAGACGGAAGTTGAGCAGACGCATATCCAGATGGCCATCACCTTTGAACTCAGCAAGGTGGAAACCCCGGTTATTCGCAGCCGCGTCGTCTCCCACCTGCTGAACATTGATACGGGTCTGGCCAAAGCTGTAGCGAAAGGTCTGGGGCTGGAAAAACTGCCGGAAGCCGCACCGCCTGCACGGGCTGTAGTGGATCTGCCGCCCTCACCTGCTCTGAGCATTTTGAAAAACGGGCCGAAGAGCTTTGCGGGCCGCAAGATTGGCGTTCTGGCGACCAATGGTGCGGATGGGGCTGTGCTGGAAGCGTTGCAGAAAGCGGCCAAAGCCGAAGGCGCTGAGGTGGAGATTGTCGCGCCCCAGATTGGCGGGATTACGACCTCTGACGGTAAGCACGTGCCTGCGGCCCAGCGCGTGCCGGGTGGGCCGTCCGTTCTGTTTGATGCGGTGATCTTGCTGCCGTCTGAAGAGGGTGCCAAGCAACTTGCGCAGGATTCCGATGCCCGGGATTTTGTGACGGATGCTTATGCCCACGCCAAGTTTATTGGCTACGCTCCGGCAGCCCTGCCGCTGCTGAAACGCGCTGGTGTGGTGGATGACGCCGTGGACGATGGCGTGATTGCGCTGAAAGCGGGCAAGGATGCGGAAGAGTTTGTGAAGACTTGCCGCGAACTGCGCTTCTGGCTGCGTGAGGCGTCTGTGCACGCAGTGTGAGCTGACAGGTAATTTGGTAAGTTTCTGTTACGGATCTTGCCAAATGCCGCAGTCAGGTTTGCACACTGAGACCACGCATTAAAAACGATGAGAAACGCGACCATGGATCTTCCTGTGGTCGCGTTTTTTATGGCTGCGTTTGGTAAGCCCCGGAACAGTCCTATGCTGCTACCCCTGCGGGGTGCCGGTAATCCCGGAACCGGGTTGCACGCCGGGGTGGGTGTGCTGGGTCAGGGAGATGCCGTTGGCGGTGGCGCCCTGCGAGACGGTGAGGCTGCCGTCTATGGAGACGGGGCCGGTGATGTGGGTGTTCTGGGCATCGATGCTGACGATGCCAGACGTTTTCAGTGTAATGCCATTTTCACTGAACCAGAGATACTCCTGCGGCGTGCCGTTGAGGAAGCCGCCGATATAGAGGGCGTCCGCCATGTTCTGCTGCCTGAATGAGCCGGGGGCAGCATTGGCGCGGGCGGTTTTGACGTTGAAGATATCGCGGTCCGCGACAAGAGCGAGGCCGATGTCGCCTTCCATCGGGTCCAGAATGACGGCGCGGCACCCGCCCTGCAGGCGGAAATAGGGCACGTTATACAGCACGCCATGCGGTATGATGCGGCCAGAGGCATCCTGCTGATGCACCATGGGCTGCACATCCACCGTGCCCACCGGGTTAAGCCCGGCCCCGGAAACGGCCTTGACCTGCACGGGCACGATGGTTCGGCGGCCTGACAGCAGGCGGGTGATGACGGTATTCAGAGCATTGAAGTCTGACGCGGCGGCATCGGCGCGATTGAAAATGGGGTAGCCGCTGGCGGGAGTGTGCGGTGCGCTCTGGCTGGCGGTTTGCGCAGTTGGGTTGGATTGGGTCATGCAGTGGGCTCCCGATAGGCCTGCGCCACGATATCCGTAAACCATGCGCCGTGGGGCGTTTCTGTTTGCAGGGTGTGGCGCACTTGTGTGACGCGCCACAGGCCGACCGGCACCGGGCCGTTTTGCTGCCCCCATCCGGCGGGCTGGTAGCGGCTGTGCAGGGCGATCAGGCTGTTGAAACTGACAAGCGGGTTAAACACCATCCGCAAAGCCAGCCAGCCAGCGGACCATGCGGGGTAGCCGATCAGCCCGGTTTGTGCGGAGAGGGACAGGGCTTGTGTGATGCTTGTGGGAGGTGTCTGGCGTGTGGTGCCGAGGGGTGCTGGCTGTAAGGCGGTAGAGGTTGCTGGCCAGACGGAGAGCTGGCCGCGCCCCAGCCCGGCGCACAGGGGTACGGTTTCCAGACACTGGCTAAGTTGCTGGCCGGGGCTGCCGTGGAAATAGGGATCATGCAGCATGGCGGTCACACCCTGAGTGTGCAGGGTTAGCCTGGCCTTGCTGGCAATGGTGGCAAGCACCTGCCCGGCGGAAACGGCACCCCGGTAGCCGGTAGGTGTGGCCGTCATGGCATTGGGAAGAACTGTTGAAAAAGCCTGTGCAACAAAGGCGACATTGGGAGCGGTGGTATAGTCCACATAGGCCAGTGTAACACCGCCCTGAAAGACCAATGCCCTGCCGCCTGCCCCATCCTGCGTTGTGAGGATGAGTTCACTCGCACTTTGGCGCGTGGGGTCCGGGGCGGCCATGCTCAGGCGGTTCATGACATCCGGGGTCATGCCTTCAATCCGCACTGTCGCACTTTCTGCCGTGGGGAAACGGGCCTGTGTGACCTCGGCATGCACGCGCAGGCCGGAGAGGGTGACCGCATCTTCTCCATTGGGGCCGAATGCCTGTGAGAGTAGCCGGAATGTGACATCCACGGCGCGGTTTTGAAGCGTTGTTTGCGACATGGTGCGGAAGTTTCCGGAATGCAGGAAATGGGGATTTTGGGACGGTGACGCTTTCAGGCCGTCCAGCCGGGGCGGTAAAGAAGGAGAAAGCGGGAACCGAGGGCAGTGGCGTCCGGGTCTTGCTGGCCTTGTGTGTCAGCAAACAGGAAGTCTCCGGGCAGTCCGATTGCCGCATCCCGCACCAGCCATGTGCAGTCCTGACACAGAATGCCGGACAGAAAGCGCGTGCTGTTGGCGTCAAAATCTGCATATAGCCCGGTGCTGCGCTGACGCAGGGTGATCTGGATCAGGGTGCCGGAAAGCGAGACTTTCAGCGTTTGCGCCGGGAAGGCGGACAGGGGCACCGTGAGCAAAGAGGCTGTGGAGATCGTGCTGCCCTGGGCTGTTGTCAGAGTGGTGTTGGCTGAGGACGATTGCAGTGAGGCTGCGGGCATGGGGAGGCCACTCCGGTTGTGCGGGCTTGGAGGGGATTATTTATGGGTTTGGAAAAACAGTGCAGCGTCTAAATGTACTGCTCGTGTCTGGTAATTTCAGAGTGTAAAAGAAAGCTGGTTGAGTGTGCGCAAGCGAGAGCTGGCATCAGGCGTTTACCGTTTTCGCGCGCACTAAAATATTTAGTAAAATACAGAGCTATTATGTTTTCAGCATCGCCATATCCGCCGATTATCTGCGGAAATATTCGAGGTCTGCTCTGCCACTTTAAGAGCCGCCTTTAAGGTGCTCGCATCTAAAAAACAGACCGAGACGGCTGGCGATAAGGGAAGGATTTATGCGGTGTGTAAAAGGTCTGTGGCTCCCTACGTGGTAAGCAGGAAGCCACAGGATATCAAAAGACATTTCTGCCCCATTGGGAGAAAGACGTCTTTTGGAAAAGGTCTTATTTAACCTGAGCTTCGTAACCGAGGAGTTTGGTTTTGAGGTCGGTGGCGACTTTTACCAGATCCGCGTTTGTGGAGGTGGCGTTGCTGGCATCAATAAACAGGCTGGTCGTTTTTGTGTTGCTTGCAAGATAGCGTGCGTAGCTTCTGTCAAACGCAGCACCATGCAGACGCTGCATCTGGTCAATAACCTTCTGGTTCTGTGCAGAAGGTTTTGCGGCCAGCGTTGCGGTGCCGGTGGTGGCCAGTGCTGTCAGCTTATCGTGGTTGTCTGTCAGGTCTTTGACGATTGTCGTGCCAAGCTGCGCGATATCGCTGCGGGCTGCGTGCGTTTTAGCAAGGTTTGCCAGTGCAATGTGGGTCAGTTCCACATCATTGAGCTTTGCGGCAAAGCTTGTATCGGCCGGCGTAAAGGGGGCAGCTTTTGCCAGATCCGGCAACGGCGGCGCAGGCGGCTGACCTGGATGCAGGCAGGCGCTCAGTGAGAAAAGCGAGACGATAAGAGAAGAGCAGGTAAGCACCTGACGACGGGACGGAAGCAACATGATCAGCAAATTCTCCTTTGACCTCAGGGACCGCTTTGCAGGACTGCCCGAGGTCTCAGACAGTACAATTAAACAACCTCGTGATAATAGCGTATAATGGGGAGGAAAAAGCAAGACTAGAGGGAGACACTTTTCATTATAATCGAAATGATATAGAACAGACGATGCAATCAGGATATTAAGGTGATAGAAAGATATTTGTCAGAAAAGAAATATTTTATATATCTTTGATCCTCTTGCATTGCAGAGGATGAACACAGTATCGTAATAACTTTCTACGTCTTGATATGAATATTTTGGACACGGTGTGAGGATAGTCGAAAAAATGAAGTGTCGTCTTTTGGGTTTGTTTGCGGTCGCCTCACTCTCTGTCGGTTTAAGCGGTTGCGGATATTTTGATTCACGCGCTGCTCATAAAGCACAAGTCACAATGATCGGGATGACATCCTACGATCTGCAGGCCTGTGCTGGTCTACCAGCTTCCACCAAACAGATTAATGATACGACGCAGATCTTCATCTATTCCGGCACGCAGCCTGCGCCGAGCTATGGCGGCTCTACCCTTATTCCGGTTGGCGATATTTCAACGCTCGTCAACGTGCTGGGCGGCGGTGGCGGCACCGGTTGTACGGCTGTGATCCGTCTGGATAATGACCGCGTCTCTGACGTGCATTATACCGGCAATGATGATGAAATGATTGGCACGGACGGCGTCTGTTCCATTATTACCCGTGGGTGTGCACGCCAGCCGGAAGGCACGATGCAGCGCTCTGCCGGTGGCATTCTTGGTCCGGTTTCCGCTTTCCATCCGCCCAGAACGCCGCAGCAGTCTACCTCTGCAACCTATTCCAAGCAGTCCGGGAATGCTGTGCTGAATACTGAGAAGAATTCTACGGCTCCTGCCATTGTGCCGCGGGCCCAGTAAAACACAGATTTAGAAATTTCTGGCTTATATGTGGAAAGAGGGAGCGTTGCTCAGGCAGCATTCCCTCTTTTTCTTTATAGGCGTTATCAGTTTCTTTTTGGCTGTGCCGCCATCCATGCCTGTTGCTGGGACGCCTGCGCATAGGCCTTCTCTGTCACCCAGCGCAGGGTGGTCTTGCCTTCTTCCGGGGTTAAAATGCCGGAGTCCACATCCTGCCCGACTTTCAGGGATGCCAGATCGACTTGCAAACGCAGGCTGTACTGCGCCCCCATAGCGTCCGGTCCATAATGCGCATGGGCCTGATAGATGCAGTTGAACCGCTTATAAGCTGTCCCTTTTGCAAAAGGGTATTTTGAAAAGCACTCTGAAACAGCCTCGTGCATATCTCCTCTGCCATGATCGTCCACACATCCTGACATCAGAAGACAGACAGAGGTGGCGGCCAGACAGTGCCAGAGCGGCGCGAACTGGCGTTGTGTGTCAGTGGTCTCTTTAGAATGAGATGAGCGCGCTATTTTTAGAAAATGTTTCATGGTCTGGATGATTAAATCAAAAAGGAAATAGGGAGCCTTAAGAGATAGAGAGGATGGCTCTGAAATGCCAGAGAGAACCTTATCCTTTGGTGTCCTTGCTGCTGCCCTGAGTGGAGGGGAGGCTTTCCCTTACAGCACGTTGGTCAGCAAGCTGGCGGTATCCAGTGTGCTGGTCTGGCTGGTGCCGGATGCGGTGGGGAGAGCAGAACCAGATGTTTGCAGGGACTGGGCAGAGACCAGACCTGTGCAGACCGTTCGGCTGCCCTGCGGGGCTTGTGTCTGAGTGAAGCTCTGCGTGCCCGTCAGCCGCACTTCCTGCAGGGTAATTTCCACCACGGGCATGGTGATGCCGTGGCGAGCGTCTCGCACCCAGCGGTGACCCGTGATGCTGACATTGCTGTATTTGCGTTCTGGCGTGATGACGGCGTAGAGCGACAGGTCCGCTTCCAGTACAGCAAGCGTATTGAAAAATGTCTTGCGCACATAAAGAGCCTCTATGCCTGCAAGGTGCGTGAGGTCCATACCAGAAAAGGGTGTTAGCTCAGTGTCGGACAGGCCGGTTTCTGATCCATCACACACCATCAGCACGCGATGCTGCCGGGGTGTTTGCACTTTGCTGTAGGAAAGAAATGCGCCATCTTCCAGCGGGGCGGTCGCAATGGGGCAGCTGCTTTCTGCCGAGACAGACATCACGCGGGCGGCGGACAGCACGCAGGTGCCAGTACTGGTGAAGATGCCCCACTGGCCTGCGGCCTGACTGATCATCAGATCATCCAGCACCGTGCCAAGGCTGACGGAGGCTGCGGCGCGCATACCGGTTGAGGCCGACTGGCCCAGCAGAGCGGGCACACCTGCGGCAACAGGGATATCCCACACCGAAGGCAGGGTGACGGGCACCATGGGCATGGGAGCGTTCCTTTTAAAAGTGTTCTGATGTCAGGTGCGTGTTTTCAAACCGTGCCGATGGTGGCGAGGCTGGTAAGGGTATGGCTGTCCCCTCCCCCCAGCCCTTGCAAAGCCTGCGCGATGGCCTGCGGATTTCCGGACGGCACTGTGATGGTCACCGGGCCGATATGGGTGGTTGTTGTGGGGCGAGGTGTGCTGGTTAGATGCGATGTGCTCTGGGACGCTGCGGCATGCAGCAAGGGAGAGCCGGGGAGATAGGGTTGCACCGCCAGTGCGCGGCCTGCGTGAACATGCAGCGTTGCAAGGGTACGGGAGAGTGTGCGGGTTTGGGCGGTGAGTGCGTCCGTGTGCGGGGAACGGAGTGGGGTCTGGCCTGTGACTGTGTGGTTGGGGGACAGGCTGGATATGGGAATGGTGAGGCTACGTGCGGCAGGATATCCGGCGGCGGGTCTGGCCAGGGATAGTTTGAGACTGGTTCGGGAGCCGCGGGGATCTGCGGGCGAAGGGAACGCATGGCTGACGTCTCGTTGGCCGGTCGGATGGGTCGTCGGGCTTCTGGTGGCGCGGTGGGCGGCCTGCGTGATGAGCTGAGTTAGGGCTGTGGAGACTGTCTGCTCTGCCTGTGTGCGGGAGCTGGACAATGGGGTGCCTAGGAAGGATGTTCGGTGCGGCATAGGTGCGGAAAAGGCTTGTGGTAACGTTCGTTTTTCGACGTTCTTCTGTACTGTGTGCGAGCGGACAAAAGGCCGCATAAGCGGATTTTTCGGAGTGTGGTTCTGGAGCATTTGCGCAGAGTGCGCTGTTGAGGGCAGCGTGATCTGGGCAGTGGTCGCGGCGCTCCGTTGCGCGCGATGCGAGAGCCTGCCCTGCCCTGTCTGGTTACGGAAGGGGAAACCCGTGTTGGGAAAAGCCTGTTCTATGCGCTGGATGATGTGTGATGGCGAGGAAGCTGGCCGTGCTGCGAGAGCGCCCTTTGCGGCACTATGCCCACTGGCGAAAGCATGGGGTGCACCGGGCATGCGGGTAAAAAAGGCAGCGGCAGGTGAACCGGAAAACGGGCCGGTGGATGTGACGGCTAAGGCGGCCAAACCTGAAAAGACGTCCGTGCGCAAGGTGCCGAAACGGGAGAGGTGTGACGCGCCCGTAGGTGCACCTGCGAATGTGCCCATGGATCTGGTGATGGACGGACCACTGGATGTTGCGGAGTGACTGGAGCGGGAGCTGTTTGCAGAGCCGCCACGCCTTGAAAACGGAAAAAGTGCGCCTTGTGCAGTGGGGTTTCGGTCCGTGCGGGCGGCGCGGGTTTCTCGCGTGGCGTGAGCAGAGAGCGACGGGATGCCGGTTGATGCACTGCGGGACGTGCGGGGCGTGGTTTGTCCTGCGGGTGTGGAGAGATCAGCCAGCAGGCGGTTGAGGCCTCGTCCGCCGCTGAGGACGGCGAGCAGCCTGACGGCCTCGCCGCGCATTCGGGCAAGAGCGGATGTGGCCTGTGTGCTGGCCTGCCGGGTGCTGGTGGCCGTCTGCTCTGCGCTCTGACGGAGTTTGTCCAGAAGCTGGGTTGTCTGTTTCGCCTCGCTTTGCAGGGATGTGGTATCCAGCCCCAGCCGGACGACCAGTTCATCAATCAGCATTTCCGACATGCGTGGTGTTCCTCAGCCGCCCGGTGTGGGGAGCGTGTGTTCCTGAAAACCCCTGTTGGCGAGGGTGGCATTCCAGTTTCTGACAGAGAGGATTTCCAGAAGATCGTAAAGATCCTCACTGTCATAGAGTGTTTTCAACTCGTGCAGGGTGGCGAGGCCTGCGGTGATGACCGCTGCCAGCGCGGGCGAGACGTTTACGCAGCGGACGGGCTGGGCGTCTCCTGCGCGGCTTCTCCCAGCAAGGCCGCCACCACGGGGAAGAGCTGGTGTGCGGCGGCCAGCAAAAAACCCACATGCAGCCGGAAGGCTTCTGCACGGACAAGGCCGAGGGTGTCTGGTTCCTCAAAATCCGTGGCGATGACGGCGCGGGTTGTATCCGGGTGGGCGGGGTCTGGCCGCAGGGCGACGCACTGCATCAGGCGGTCCAGCGCGCGGTCCAGCTCATTTTCTTCCATGAAGCCGAAGATTTCGATGCCCAGACCGGCCAGTCCTGCCACACCGGCTTCCGCCAAATCTGCCCCAATCCGTGCTCCGCCACGAATGGCCGCTTGCAGGATGTGACGCGCCCATTTATCGGCCGAGAAGGCATCCATGCGCGTTAAGACAAAGCGTTTTCCGTGGTCGGCACCGGCTTTGTTGTGCGTATAGTCGAGTGTTTTCATGCGAGGGGTCCTGAAACGGGCGCGCCTGCGTCTGGCGTAACGAGACGCGAGACAGGCCGGAAAATAGGCGGGACGCTGGCCGGTGCTTTGCTCGGAGTTTTGGCCGATGCTTTGGCTGGAATTTTAGCCGGGGGGCTGGTTTAGAAGCGAGGGGCCAGCCCCGGCGCTCAGATAGCGGCGGGGAGAACCCGTTCCCACGTGATTTCAAAATGTCGGGCTTCCAGCACCCGGCCCGCCGTCGGCACGTTGACAATGGAGCGGAGCAGGCCGCGCACCATGGTATATTTGCGCCCGATGGCGGGGATCTGAATTTCCGCGCCCATGCGATACAGGCCGCGCCGGGCGTCCTGTGCCATGACAATAGCCTCGAAAATCAACGCACTTTCACTACTAGCGGCCAGCGCGATGGTCTGAGTGACGGGATTTGGAATCCAGCCGGCGTTCAGGTAGCCGTCAATGCTCATGGCGGTTTCGGCCAGTTCACGCGCTTCGGTTTCAAACGCGCGGTCAGCGGCGTAATTTTCCAGCGTGATGGGGGCGTTATACAGGCCCGGCACGGTGATGGTGTAGACGGAATTTGCGGCTGTGATGTCATAATCGGACATGGGGTCTGGCCTCCTTGCGGGGTTTTTTACTGGGCTTCGACAGAGGCCAGGGCGATAGACTGCACGGACTGACCGTCCATATAGAAAAACCGGCCCTGCACCGTGCCGCGTGCGGCCCGAACAGCGGCGGACGCGGTGGACGCACCCGGCAGCAGATACCAGCCGCGAGTGGAGAGGACGGTATCAATACTACGTCCGGCATCCGCATTGACGGCCTGTTTCTGTGCATCGGACAGAGTGACGTTGGGCTGGATGGCGCCGAAGGACAGGGCGGTATCAATCGTGCCCTGTACGGATGTGGCGATCAGGGAATCCCCTACCGCGTTATAGGGAATTTGCCCGGCGTTGGAGAACAGGGTGATGAGGTCATTCTGAAAGCTGGCGTTCATCCATATCTGGTTAATGTAACTGTCCGCCCAGGCGAAGGGACCAGAGACAGCACCGTTATTCAGAAAACTGAATGTGGAATCCGTGCTTTTGTATGACCCGTAAAAGCTGTAGCCGTTCCCTAGCAACGCCTGTGCCTGTGAGGCCGTGAGGCTGGCCGGGGGCACGCCGCCATTATTGCGGAACATCAGGGTGGTGCGACCACTGGCGCGGTTGGGATTCACACTCGCGGCCCAGCCAAGGCAGAGGGCTGCGGCCAGTGTGCCGCCATTATTATCGGTATTGCACAGGCAGGTGAGGCCCGGTGTGCTGGCGGCCTTGACCGTGGCGCCAAAGCTGGTGGCGGCGTTGGCAGTCAGGATGGAGGCGTCGCTATCCTGCACAAGGCCCCAGTAGCGGTTGGGGTGGGCGGCGAGCCATGTGGCGATCTGGGTTTTGGCGGCGGGGTCCGGTTCCTGCGCGAACAGGAAGGGTGCACAGTCTGTTGCCTGATCGGCTGCGGTGGAGAGGTAGGTGCCGTAGTCTGCCGTGGTCGGGGTGGCGGGGAGCTGGAAAATATAGAGCTTTTCCGGCGTGTCCTGCGCGTTGGTATAGGCCGAGAAGTAGATACTGGCGATGCTGGCTTCCACGGATGTGGCACCGCAGGTTGCAGCGACATCCTCCGCCGAGGTGAATGTGGAAACACCCGATGAAAGCGACGTGTTTGTGGAAAATACCATGCCATTCAGCAGGCTGACCGTGCCACCCGGAGAGAGAACGCCCGGTGTGACGGTAACGAGGGAACTGATAGGGAGCGTCATGCGGAAGGGGAACCCTGTGGGCTGGTGACATCTGCCAGAGCAAGCCGGGCGGCAGAGGCCATTGGTTGCGTAAGTGAGAGGGCGAAGCTGGCCTGAAGATGCAGGTCGATCTGCCATTGCTCTTCATATTGCCGCTCACCGTTGACGAAGGGGATCTGGCGGGCTGGCCCGGCGTAGAGAGGGGCGATGCGGGGCGGCGGTGTGGAGAGTGGGGACGAAGATGTGCCGGAAGCCGGGCCGGAAGCGGCGTCTGGTGCCATGGTGGCCGGAGTGTTTGGGCAGGTTGTCTTTTGGGCCGGTGTGTTCTGGGTAACTGTATTTTGGTGAAAAGCCGTGAAGAATTCAGCGGCCCATCCATTCTGGAACAGGGTGTTCAGGCGCTGCGTGTTATCCGCTGCCCCCTGCCCGAACAGGCTGACCTGCACCGTGGTGTCCTGCTGTTGCAGGATGATGCGCGTATTGGCGGTATAGCGCGTGGCGCTGGTGGCAATCGGCTGGTGCATGAGCAGCGCCATGAGGGCAAAGGGGCCGTTGGGTGCTGCCATGCGGTTTTGTCTGGCCAGCAGGACTGGGACGTCTGGCGGCAGGATGGTTTGCAAAAAAGCCCGCAGCGCCGTGGTGGTTGCCGCCGTTACGGGGGGCAGATTGACGGACGCTGTCGGGTAACCAGAAGTTTCGACCATTGGCCGCCTCCCCATGTTTCGGGCTGGCCTGTGACCAGCCATTCCGAGCTTTCAAACACCAGAAGGTCACCGCCAAACTGGTGGGCGCGGTCAATACCTTTGAGTTCTGCAGGCAGATAGACCACGCGGGTGTCTGTGCTCTGGTTAAGCCCTGCGACCTGTGTGAGATCCGCACTGGAGGCGGCCTGCACCATGATGCGCAGCAGGATGTCCACGTAATGCGGGATGACCGTGCCATCGGGCTGTGTGGTCGTGCCTTCCTGCGCGCGCAATGTGGCGAGGATGGGCGGTGCGAGGCTGCTGATCTGTGCGGCGGCGATGCGGAACAGGCTGTTCATGCCTCCACCTGAAAAGTGATGCTGTTTTGCAGAGTTCCTGTTTCCACCAGCGGATTATCAAACCCCTTATGCCGGATGGTGGCGGGGGCGTTGGGCGGTGTGTTGGTCTGGTGGATGGTTTGCGTGATGTCGGTTTGCATGGCCTTCCCGACCGTGGTGAGCGCCTGTGTGGACGTGCTGAGGCGCTGGACGAGTGTTTGCAGAGCGTGCCGGGTGCCCCCTGCCCTGCCGGGTGTGCGCAGGCTGGTTTTGAGCGCTTGTGCCAGCAGGCGCACCCATGCGCTGCGGTGGGTGGCGACGGTCTGGCGCAGGAACGGTCGGGGTGGGATGACGATGCTGTGCCCCTCCCTGCCCCGCACCACTGCGCCATATTCCTGCAGGGCGGCTATGGCAGCGACGGGGGTGCCGTCTGCTTCCATCGCCGTTTTGAAAAATCCGGCTTTGACGCTTGGGTTTCCGGTGGATGATGGGGACGGCATGATGGTGGTCATGCTGGCGGGTGCGGAAGGAAGAGGCATGAAGGGAATGCCTTATTCTGGTGCGGGAGGATGCGGACACGAGAGGGGCCGGTGGAGAGGAGCGTGCGCTGCGGATTTAGCCGTGCGCTCAGGGCCATGTGAGCGGGGTTTGGGGGTAGCCGGGTACGTAGCGGGCGGTGCGCAGGAAGGCTGTGGCGGCCCAGTAGGCTGCGCCATAGGGGGTTTGCGCCCACCAGGCCTGTGCGGCGGTGACTGGCCCCATGTCGGCCTCGACCGCAATGCTGCCCATGCGGGCGGACGTGATGCGGCCTACCAGTGCGGGTTGGTCCGGGCTGGTGCCTTGTGTCGGCGCGCAGGCGGATGCTGTGGTATCGCCTGCCCCGCCTGTGCAGACGCCAGAGCCAGAACTGCTGCCGAAGCCCAGTTGCGCCAGATGGGCGGCGATCAGCCCCAGCAGGGCGGCGCGGCGCGTGGGGTTTTTGACGGGCGAGGTGTCATCATTCGCGAGGAACAGGCTCGCCTGATCGAAACAGGCCTGTGCGCCCTCTGCCCCGAGTGTGGCGAACAGCGCGGGGTAGCGGGTTTGCCAGGCCTGGGCATCAAACGGCACGGAGGGCATACGGAACTCCTTGAGGAACAGGCGGGCACACCGTGCCCGGTGCGTGAGAGGAGGAAACTCTGGTGGCGTATCAGACCGGGGTGATGCCGGGGGCTGGGGTGGCCGGGTTCAGGGGTTCTACGCCGGTGCGCAGGGCGGCCTGTTCCCGCGCCTGCCCGGTGGCTTTATCCAGCGTGCTCTGCGCGAAGATCAGGCCGTTTTTCAGCAGCGGGAATTCCGCATATTTGCGGGACCATGCGGCCCAGAACTCTGCGGGGATGGGGGTGAGACCATAGCCGCCGATCACAGCGGAGGCTCGGGTGCCTGCCAGTTCATGCCGGGTTTCGCCCAGCGAGAGCACGAGGCCGTTGGGCAGTTTGCAGCCGATGGTAACGGTGGAGGGTGTGGCCATGCCGGAGTGGTCCTTTGAAACAGGCTGTTGGGGGAAGGAGAAAACCGCACTGGGCGGAAAATCCCCGCCGGGTGTGGCGGGGAGGAAGCCGTTACAGGCCCGTCATGGTGGCGATGCCTGCAGGGACGTAGATGATGGCGCCCCATGTGCCCTGCGAGAGTTTCTGCTTCCATGCGGAAGCATCCGTCACCACGGCGTGGGTGCGGAGTTTTTCCGTAAAGGCTGTTTCCGCTGTTTTCTGTGCGCCGACATGCTCGGCCATGATCTGCATGGTCTGGCTGGTGCTGCCTGCGGCGTCCCCATACTCCACGGCCTGCACAAAGCGCAGGTTGGGGTAAGTGTCTTTCAGCAGGGATGCGGCAGAGAGACCGAAGCTGTTGCGGCGGGTGAGCAAGCCCATGCGCGTGGGGGACAGGCCGAGGACCATCGGTGTTTCCGTATCCACCAGGCCGGCCGTCTGGCTGCGCAGCTGGTTGATGAGGGCGATGACGTCATCCTGCCGTTCTTCCGGCGTGGCGGCGGCCCAGCTGGTGCCACCTGCGGCCTTGACGGCGGGGGTAATGGCGGCCGGCAGGCGGGGGTCGTTCAGGTAGCCATACAGACGCAGGCCGTTGATTCCGAAAAAATAGCTCTGGTTCTGGAATTTATTCAGTTTGAGCGCAGCGGCTTCCCGCAGGCTGGCGGCCCACTGGAGGCGGGCCTGACCGGCGAGGGCCAGCTCCATTTCCCCCCACGAGACGAACACCTGATAGTGGTAGGACTGGCGGTCCGGATAGGTGGGATTCAGGCTGACCTGGCCGTTGCTGTTCCAGTCGCCGTAGCTGGAAACCTCGCCTGTGGTCTCAACCATTGGGAAAATGGCGGTGCGGGTCACCCAGTCGCCCTTGCGGACCTCGCCCAGCAGTTCCGCCGCCCGCATGGGGGCGAAGGCGACCTTGATGAGGGCCGGGTCCACCCATGCACTCATGAAAGCCGGGATGCCGCCGCTGGCGGTGGTGGAGAGCGTAGGCTGCGCGTCCTGCGCCAGAGCATCTGACGCCAGCAGGCTGTTGGCGATCATGCCGCGCGCTTCCGGCATGATGAAGCCAAGGCGGTTCAGTTCAGCCAGTTGTGTTGTGAAATCGCTCATACAGCGTGGCTCCAGCTTGAGATTTTGACAAGTTCACCCGCAGCGCAGGCCGATGCGGCGTAAAAGCGGGTCTGCACGGCTCCCGCCACGGTGGCCCCGGCTGCGGCGGTGGCGATGCTGCCGTTTGTGGTGGAGGCAAACACGGCCTGGCCCGGTGTTGCGGCGGTGGTGCTGGTGGCCCAGAAATCCCCTGCCGTGAACAGGTTAACCGGGAAACCCTGCGGGATTGTCAGGCTGCTTTCATCAAACAGGCTGGCGATCTGGCCGGTGAGATCCCGATGCACGAAGCCATCCGGGGCGGTGGTGGTGCCGCTGGCGGGTGCGTTGGCAACGCTGCGGCCATCTGTCTGCACCCAGCCGAAGGCACCGATGGTGCACCCTCCGGCGGCGGCGACCAGTGCGCCCTCCCCTGCCGGAAAGGTGGCCGTGGGATTGAGGGAGGCGAAGTCACCCGGCAGGCCGGGGGCGGGCTGGGTGTTAACCTGAGTCTGAAATGCCATGGATTATGCTTTCACCGTAATGCGACCAAGACCGAACGTGTCCCGAAAAGACACGGTCTGTTCTGCATCCATGCCGAGGGGGCTGGTTTGTGTTTTCAGGCGGGCGACCTGCTGGAACAGCGGTTTGTAAGCGGCTTCCGGCAGGTCCGTGAGGTCCACGCCCTGCTCCCGCAGCGCAAAACCATAGACGGCGGTGGCGCTGTCCATCGCGACGTCGCCCACAAACGGGCGCACCGCATCCCGCGCGGCGTGGAGGGCTTCCATCCGGCGGATGACCTCCGCTTCCGCCTGCTGCACGGCCCGTGTGAGGGCGGCGTCCATAGTGGTGGGCAATGCTGTAGTGGAGCCGGTGGTGAGTGCCGCAGCAGATGTTATGGCCGTGGGGGCCGCGCCGGCTGTAATTCCCGAGCCGGGCGGCGGCTGGCTGGAAGCAGCGGGAGCCGGAGATGCGGTGTGAGGCGATGGGCGGGCGGCGGCAGGCTGGATTGTTCCGGGGGACGCGGAGCCTGTTGTTGAGAAAGGCTGTTCCTGCATCGGAGGATTTGTTGTCTGCACTGCGGCTGTCTGCGTGAGGGCCGCATGGGGACAGACCGACTGAGGCTGGCCCGCGTGCGGGGGTGTGGAATGTGTCATGGAAGCAGGGTCCCTGTGGGGCGCGGGAGCGGCATCGCCAATGATGGCGGTTTTCACGCGCGGCTGGGTGACGAGGGCGAGGTGGTTGAAGGTGATGTCCGTCATGGTCAGGCTGTAGGGGATGCCGTCGTGCACACCGCCCTGCGGGAGGGCGCGGTAACGGTAGCCTGCGGAGACGGCGCGTTGCTGCCCGCTCTCGATAGCGGCAATGGCCGACTGGTCCCACACCGTCAGACTGCCGACGAGATTGGGGGCTTCAAACCGGACATCGCTGCCGACAGCCCCGACGGTGATCTCCTTCGGGTGGTCCTGCGCCGAGACGGGCTGGTGCTGCATGAGGATGGGCTTGCCCGCCATGCTGGCGGCAGCATCGGCCAGAGCCTGTGGGTCCCGATAGACCTGATAGAGCGTGTCTGGCTCCAGCCCGAGAGCCTTTGCGCCCGGAATTTCATGCCCGTAATAGGGGCAGACCGTGGCGGCGGAGAGGATGCAGCGGGCGATGTGCAGGTGACCATCGACATCGGTGCGACGCACGGAGCGGTCCAGTGCCAGAACGACGGCGTCCCGGCCACGGGTCGGAGTGGGCGTTGTGGGAAGATGGCCGGAGGGGATGGCTGTGTGACGGGGGAGCGTCATGCCTTGTCCTGTCTGGGGTTTTTTGAAGGGATTAGGAGTCTTGCTGGAAGCAGCGAAAAGGTAAGTCCGGTTATGGTGCAGGCGGTTTGGCTGTGAGGCTGACGGTGGCGTATTGGCCGCTGGTGTCGTGCGCGGTGCGGCTGCGGGCTTCTGCGGGGGTGATGATGCCAGAGCGGATGTTCTGGGCATCGATATCCGCGCGGGTTTTTTGCAGGGTGGCGCGGGCGAGTTCATCCATCTGCCAGAGGGAGACGAAGGTGAAGTCGATGTCCGGGTCGATCTCGCCCCACAGGTTGAGCATGACCATGTGCAGGATGGTGGTCAGGTTTTTGCGGTAGAGTGTTTCCTGAAAAGCGTGCACGCGGTCATAGAAAACTCGGATTTCTCCATCCGCTGAGGCGTTCAGGCCGCTGGGGGTGATGCCGGTGAATTTGACCAGCGGTTCCTGCGCCACGGCGCACATCTGCTCCTGCGCCTGTGCTTGCAGGCGGTCCAGCCCGGCGAGGGGGGCGTTGAGCAGTTCCAGCTTTTCGCGGTCCTTATCCAGCACGAAGGTGCCGCGATTGGAGCGGAAGCGGTTGAAGGCCTCGATGCGGCTGAGGAGGCCTTCCGGGTCCTGCGCGTAGGCCGACATGTCGGTTGAGAGGGCGACGATGGAGAAGGCATTGAGCAGGTCTGAGACGGACTGGCGGGTGCGCAGCCAGTTTTCCACGGCGGGACGGGCCATTTGCGAGAGTGACAAACCGCCGAAATTATAAGCGGGTTTGAGAAGGTCCGGCACCGGGCGTGAGACAAACTGCAACAGCCGTGTGCTGTGCAGCAGACCGCCCTGCACCCACCAGCGGGAGGGCTGATAGAACTCCGTGCTGAGGGGGTTGGCGGTGTCATACTGGTCTGGCGTGGTCCAGACGGGTTCGATCGGCACGAGCGCGCGGAGAGAGCCTTTGCGGAACGTTTCCGGCCGGAGCAGCAGTGGTGTTTCCAGCCCTCCGCCGGTGCGGGGCTGGCCGGTGTCCACATAGAGCAGGCCCATGCCGTAATAACCGTCATACTCCGCCATGCGACGCAGGACGTCGCGCACGTTCAGGCGGATGAATTCGCGCTCAATGTCGGCAAGGCGTTGCTTTTTGTCCGCCGTGCCGCGGGCGCGGAAGGTGATCCATTCCCGCGTGGCCTCGGCGGCGATGACCTCCACCATGTGCCGGTATTCCGCACGCTGGGAGAGTTCCGCCAAACGCGGGTAGCCGGGAAAGGCGGTGCCCTCCGCCACTGCCTGCCGCAGCCAGCCGAGCAGGCCGGGGTTGGCGGATGCAGCGCTGTCCATAGCCAGATGGGTGCGGCCATCACCCCGAACACCTTTGGGCGGCTGGTAGGGCCGGAACACGTCCGCCTGCGCGGGGAGGCTTTTTACGCGCAGGGTTTCCGCCATGTCTCGCGGGCCGATGCCGGGGGATGTTGGGACGGACTGTGGACGGGGGATGGTCAGGCGGGGTTCCTGGCAGGGAGCGCGGTCTGTGTCCCGTGTAGTGGGGGATAGGGCGTGGCGCGGGGAGAACCAGCGGGAGAGGAACGTAGGGCGTGGCACGGGGAGGGCTCTCCGGAACAGAGGGGTGCGACGGAAGGGGTAGACGGGGCATCACAACAGGCGGATGTTCGGGAACCCGGAGCGTGTTTGCGGGTTACGAGTGGCGGACTGTCAGGATTGAAGGAATACCCGGTATGAAAACAGGTTTGACGAAAGCGCTGGCGGCAGGGCTGCTGCTGGGCGTAATGGCCTCTCCGCTGGCCAGTGCGGCGGAAACGGCGGACGGTACGCTGGTGGGCGCGGATGGCGCGGATGGCGCGGAAGTCGGCACCGTGAAAGTGACGAATGCGCCCGGTGGCGTGCTGCTACGGGTGAGCGTGCGCAACCTCTCTCCGGGGTGGCATGGGATGCATTTTCATGAAAAAGGCAGTTGTGAAGCCCCGAAATTTACCAGTGCGGGCGCGCATGTGCATACCGTGAAGCCGGTGGTGCATGGGCTGCTGCATGACAATGCGAATGATAATGGGGACTTGCCGAACCTGTATGTGGGGCCGGACGGTCAGGCAACGGTGGAGCTGTATTCCACGCTGGTTTCTCTGAAACCCGGAAGCACGCGGCCTGCCCTGCTGGCCGATGGCGGCTCGGCGCTGGTGATCCATGCGCACCCGGATGATTATACCTCGCAGCCGATTGGTGGCTCGGGTGATCGGGTAGCGTGTGCGGTGATTAAAGCAGGATCATAA